AGAGTAACATGTCTAACCCAGCAATCGAGGAAGAACAATCCAACCCCTACAATACGAAGAAGTCTTGGCATACGCCAGATGCTCCTCATAGAAGTAGCGCCGATAGTTTATACCTCGAAGATTCAGTAAGCGAACAGGCTACCCGAAAGGCCCCTGAAAAAGAGCCAACTGAAACACAAGGAAATTATAAAAAACGATACGATGATTTAAAGAAACATTATGATAATAAACTTTCTGAGTTTAAGCAAAGAGAACAGCAACTATTAGCTGAGTCACGGGTTCAGTCTCAACAAGAATACCGCACCCCTAAGAACACTGAAGACCTTGCAAAGTTTAGAGAGAGTTATCCTGACTTGTACGACACCGTAGAAACTGTTGCTCACATGCGTAGTGAAGAACAGGTTCAAGGCTTACGACAACAGTTATCTTCCATACAACAGCGAGAAGCTGAAATTATGCGAAGAGAAGCTGAGAACTCATTGAAGAGCCGTCATCCTGATTTTGAAGATATTAGGGGTGATGACAACTTCCATGCGTGGGCTAAGGAACAACCAAGTCAAATTCAGGATTGGGTGTACAATAATCCTGATGATGCTTCTTTAGCTTCTAAAGCTATCGATATTTATAAATTAGAAACTGGGAAAGGACAGCGGTCTAAATCTAATAGTTCAGCCGCTGACATGGTATCTACAAAAACAACAAGAGTAGATCCCGGCCAGCAAAAGATTTGGACTGAATCAGAAATTGCTAAGATGTCTCTGGATCAGTTTGATAAGCATGAAGATGCAATTCGTCAGGCTATGATAGAAGGCAGAGTAGTAAAATAACTTTATCTTTTATTGGAGTAATACAATATGGCTTTTAACCAATCAGATCAATATTTTGAACAAGCAACAGACACAAACGGTAACTTTGGTAACTCAGTAGCAGGTCAGACTAATTCTTTCTTCCTGCCAAAAGTATATTCCAAGCAGGTACTTAACTTTTTCCGTAAAGCTTCTGTAGTTGAAGCAATCACCAACACTGACTATGCAGGCGAGATTGCTGCTTTCGGTGACAGTGTACGGATCATTAAAGAGCCTACGATCTCTGTTTATCAGTATGAGCGTGGCGCTGATGTAACTAAGACTGCTTTGACTGACCAAGAAGTTACTTTGATTGTTGATATTGCTAACGCTTTCAAATTCATTGTTGACGATATTGAAACCAATATGTCACATGTTAACTTCCGCGATGTTGCTACCTCATCTGCTGCTTACGCTCTGCGTGATGCTTTTGATGCTGGTGTGTTGGCATCTATGTTTGCTGGTGTATCTTCTTCAGCTCCAGACCATATCATTGGTGCTGATGCTGCTGCTGGTACTGCTGGTGTTAACGAAACCACAGCATCTATCGACTTGATTGATGTTGCTGATCCTCTTGATGTAATGGCACGTATGGCTCGTCTTCTTGATGACCAGAACATTCCAGAAGAAGGTCGTTGGTTTGTAGCTTCACCTGCTTTCTATGAAGCTCTTTCACAGTCTAGCTCTAAACTGCTGTCTGTTGACTACAATGCTGGTCAAGGTTCAATCCGTAATGGTTTGGTATCTTCTGGTAAGCTTCGTGGTTTTAACATGTACAAGACCAATAACATCGCTACACCTACGACAGCAACAGGTAAGTGTATGGCTGGTCATATGTCATCTACTGCAACCGCTCAAACGATTACAAGCACTGAAGTCATTCGTGACCCAAGCAGCTTTGGCGACATCGTTCGTGGTTTGCATGTTTATGGTGCTAAAGTACTGCGACCAGAAGCTCTGGTATCTGCTTTCTTTACCATTGACTAAATGAGTTTGGGGGTGTAAAAGCCCCCTTTCTTTTTAAAAGAGGAGAATATAAATGTCTTTAGGAAGTATGTTTAAAGATATGGTTAATACTTTAAAATCTCAACAAACAAAATATCCAACTATAGATACTTTGTATAGTTCTTTTAAACCAACAGATGCAATGTTTAATATGGAACAAGATAGGGCAGCTTTTAACAAGGGCGGTAAGGTTAAAACAAAAGAAGAAATGCCTAAATGTAAACCGAATTAAAAAGAGAAATTACAATGCCACAGATAGGTTCAGATAATAACCCAGTATACTTTAGAAAAACTTTTGCAGGTAAAGGTAGTACTTTCCGTAAGAATATGGACATGGCTAAGTACAAGGAAAACTTTGATAAGATTTTCAAGAAGTCTCCTGAACCTGATAGTGAGATTGAAACAGCTCGCGCTAAAAGCAAAACCTTTTCAATGGAGCAAGATTGATATGATGATGATGATGTTTGAAATGGTAACAGAACAAGAACAAGAAAAGAAAGTACCAGATGGTACTAAGAACTATTCTTCTATTAAAGAACTTGAGAATCGTTTTGATAACTCTCAAGAAAAACAATGTTCTAAGTATGCTAATGAGCAACGGATGAAAAGTTATGGCTACTAACTATCTTTCATTAACTAATGAGCTGATAAGGGAACTCAATGAAGTTCCTTTAACAGCTTCTTCTTTTGTAAATGCTAAAGGTATTCAGCAGCATATAAAAGATTCTGTTAATAAAGCTTATTTAGATATTGTTTTAGAAGAACCTAAATGGCCTTTTCTTTCTACAGCTCTTAGTGGAGCTACCAATCCTATGTATGGTAATGTAGTTGTAGATGCTGTTGTAGGTACACGTTGGTATCTTATTAAAGAAGATAGTGCTGATATTACTACTGACTATGGTGACATTGATTGGGAAAACTTCCTATTAACCACTGTAGGTGTTGATGGTGAAACGTCCCCTTATGTAGCAGATAATTTACGTTTTACAACGATTGAAGAATGGAAAGATTATTTTAGGCTACAACAAAACTTAGATGAAGCTGATACAGCTAACTACGGTGTACCTACTCGCGTTATTCGTAGTATGGATGGTCGTAGCTTTGGTCTAAGCCCTATTCCTGATAAAGCTTATAAGATATGGTTCTTTGCTTTTGAATCCCCCACAGAGCTTGTAGAGTATTCTGATAACATTGTATTTCCTGATGTTTTTAAAACAGTGCTTCTTGCTCGCGCTCGTTATTATATTCACCAGTTTAAAGAAAATCCGCAAGCAGCTTCTTTTGCTTTAGATGATTATAAACATGGTATAAAGCTTATGAAACTTAGATTGATGTCACCTGCTCCTGATTACTTTAAAGACGATAGAGTGAGATTTATTTAATGTCACAACCCTTTGGCGTATCGTGTAAAGGTGGTTTAAATACCAACCTAAATCAGCTTGAGATGCTTTCGCAGCCGGGCCTTGCTACGGTTTTAAGAAACTTTGAAGTAGATCCTGATGGAGGATATCGCAGGGTTAATGGCTTTACACCTTATGGGACTACGCGCCCTGCTGGTGATACACCTATTCTAGGCGTTTATCCGTATGGCTTAGGAGTTGTTGTATGTGCCGATACTAATGTTTATTACACTGATAATGGAACCGCATGGATACAGGTTAATAAAAATACAGGACACAATGGTGTAATAGAATCAGTATTATTAGGATCTACTGTTTTACCACGAGTTAATCAAGGTCAAGCACAGTTCTCTTTAATGTCTGCTCCTACTGGACATACTGCAACTATTTACGGATCTTTAACAATAGCTACAGGGCCAAATAAAATGGCTCACTTTCATATCAATGGTACAGGTGCAACAAGAACATTCCATTACGAAGAGATATCAACGCCAGCATCTGGTAAATATGTTGAACTTCAGAGCCGTCACCTATGTGTAGTAGATTCTACAAATGCACCATCAACTGTTTATTATAGCAGGATAAATGATGATAGAGATTTTACAGGTGTAGGATCTGGTGCTGTTGTTATTAATGATAGGATTGTAGGTATTAAAAGTTTTCGAGACTCTCTATATGTCTTTTGTAAAAATACTATCCACCGTATAGATAATATTAATGATGATGCAAATATAAGAGTTGTTCAAGTTACAAATAACGTAGGTTGTCTAAGCGGCTACAGTATTCAAGAAGTAGGTGGTGATTTAGTCTTCTTAGCACCTGACGGGATTCGTACTATTGCAGGTACAGACAGGATCTCTGACGTAGAGTTAAGTTCAGTAAGCCGCCAGATACAGAGCGTTATTAGTGATCTAGCTAACTCTATTGATTTCTATACTATCTCAAGTACTGTCTTAAGAAAGAAGTCACAGTACAGGTTGTTTTATAGCGGTGCTGCTGAAAGCACTTTAAACTCTAAAGGGATTATAGGAACCTTAACTCCTAATGGCTTTGAGTGGTCTGAAACTTTAGGCATACAGGCTAGGGGTTTAACATCTGCTTATGATTCAGCTCGTGTTGAATATACTTATCATGGTGATAAAAATGGTTACATTTATATTCATGATACAGGTAATTCTTTTAACGGTTCAAATATTAATGCAATTTACCAAACACCTAACTATGATTTCGGGGACATAGGAACTCGAAAGACTTTAAAATATGCTCGTATTTCTTTTAGCCCTGAGGGTTTAGCACAGCCTTCTTTAAGGGTTCGATATGATTACGAAGACCCCGAAGTAATTCAACCAGATAATTATACCTTAGATTCGATACCAGCACCTGCTACGTTTGGCGTGGCTGTGTTTGGTGCTGCTACCTTTGGAGCTACTAATGATCCAATGGTTAGGCAAGTAATAGAAGGTAGTGGCAATACATGCAGCTTTAAAATCACAAGTGATGATCAATCATCCCCATACTCTATCAATGGTTTTTACATTGATTATGTACCATCAGGTAGGAGATAACAAAACATGGCACAGACATATACGCGGCAAAGTACCTTAACTGATGGGGATACTATCACAGCCTCTCTTTTTAATAATGAATATAATCAAATTGTAAATGCTTTTGCTTATTCTTCAACTGATGTAGCTGTAACAGGTCATAGGCATGATGGATCTGCTGCTCAAGGGGGTAATATTCCTATCATCGGTGATCTTAATTTCTTT